TCAGGTGATAGACGGGCGCTCCACGGTCGCCGTGCGGCCAAAGCCGGATGAGGCGGTCTTGTTCCTGTGTGCCGGCGGTGATGGCGTCGGGGATGACAGCCCACGTCGTCGGGCGATCCAGAAGCGGGTCGCACCAATCGAAATAGCCGGACCAGTAGGCATCGCTAAGATCAACGCCCGCCTGCCATGCCGAGAACGCGCCGTTGTCGAGCATGAGGCTGGACGCGATGCCCTCGATCAGCGGGAGGCTGGTCTTCGTCCGGTTGAAATACGAGACGCAGAAGTGACGCCCGGCGAGTTTCAAGAGCGCGCTTTGCGGCGTGATCGGCGTTCCGTGGTAACAGACCGTCATCACAGCCAGACCTCGCACCGCAGGCGCTCGGAAGGCCGGGCAATGTCCACCCGCACGCATCCGTCGATCAGCGAACCGATGGCGCGGGCTAGGTTCTCAGCGCGGCTCATTTCGTCGGGCAGCGTCACATGGTCGAAACCCTTCAACACGTCGCGCAGGGTCCATTGCAGGACCATCGCATCGCGCGGCGGTTCCGAGGGCCAATAGGCGGTGACCTCGTAGGAGTGGCCGTGCAGCTCCTGGCGGATCGGGTCGCGGTGAGACGCGGAGAAGTACCAGCCAGCGCCGGTGAGGGATTGGCTCATGCCGCCCTCGCTTGCATCTGTCGTGAACCATAAAGCGCGATCAGCGCGGCTTCGGCTCGCCCGTCATCCTTCACGCGCGCCCACTCGCCTGCGTAGCGAGGGAAGTAGCGAGACGCGGCGGCGCGTGCGCCATCCTTCTCCGCCGGCACGTTAAGCGCGCGTTTCCACACCTGCGGTGTTACGTCGTGGATCGTCAGGAAGTTGGCGGCGCAGATACCGCGTATCAGCCCATAGCCGCGCCCGAATGTGAACGCGCCGACCGCGCCCTCTCCTGGCCGTGTGGCGACCTGTTCAAGCCAGACTTCGCGCACCTCCACCGCCCACTCGTCTACGATCCGCGCCAGCGCATATTCGTCAATCACGCGCTTCTTTAATTGCAGCGTCGGGATGTCGATGACAGTGAGGGCGCCAGAGGGCTTGAGGAACGCAAGCGCGCCTGAGAGGCCGGGGTCGATTGCGAGGATGGTCATACCACCTTCTCCAGCCCGCTAAGGTCGCTGCGTGTCGGTTGATACATGACCGCTCTGTGCTCCGTGCAATAGGCGGCTGCGTCCGGTGTTGTGCGCCAGCCTTTGCGGCAACACGAAACCAGATCAACCCCGGCTCCGTCTACAGGAAAAGCGCACTCACCGAACGAACGTTGAAGCCAATGCTTTGCGGTCGGCGGGACGGTGTGTGTCTTGGGGACGTACAATTGCACGTCGGCTGGCGCGGGGACTTTGGAGATTGACCAGTTCGCCACGCGCTTGCGGACGGGCGACTTCTCGGCTCGCACCGCAGAGGAGATTGATCTGATCTCGCGCGCCCGATCAAAGCCGCGCTTAAGCCCGCGCCTAGCGCACGCCCCGGCGATAGCGCCGCGACCCTTGCCCAGGATGCGCCCGATCTCACCGGCGGAAAGTCCCGCCCGCCACAGTTCCTCCAGCTTCGCTTCTTCCTCCGGCGTCCACCAGTGAGACGCGCGAACCGAGGGCTTGTCAAAGTCGCCTTGGGCTATACGCGCCTTAATGGCGTCCAGAGTGCGCCCGAGGTCGGCGGCGATGCGTTGCCGCGCCCACCCAAGCCCGACAAGCTCTTGCAACCGGGCCAATTCTGCCTCGGTCCAGTTCACGCCCGCACCTTGGCGACGGCGAAACCGCGCCCCTTGTTCGCGCGGGCGATGTCAGCAAGATGCTCCTGATGCGCCTTGGCGTCCGGCAGGTACTTGTCAGCGATCCGGTTGATCGGGAGGTCAGGATATTCCACGAACTTGCGTGTGTTGTTTTTCAGTTGGCTCACGTGTTTTGCTCCTGGGGGTTTGGGGATTCTGCTTGGCAATTAAGCGCGTCCACCATCGCAATGCGGCGCCCAATCCACGCCATGCACGGAACGGCCATCGAGTTGCCAAGCGCCTTGTACCGCGGGCCGTCAGCGGCGGGCTTGCCGCGATAGGGAACGGCGGTGAAGTCGTCGGGAAAGCCTTGCAGGCGTTCGCACTCACGGGGGGTTAAGCGCCGAACCTGGCGGCCAAATGTCGAAGCCACGGCGTGCTGATCCGATTTCGTGAGAGTGAAGCTCGCGCCCGAGGAGTCCCATCCTGGGCCCTGTGGCCCCGCGCCATCGCTGCGATTGATCACGCTCGCTTGGATTGCAAAGACGTGATCGTTTCCCCGCACCACCAAATCGCCGCCGCGCGCGCCGGGCCAGTGGCCGCCTGCGGTGATGGCTTGCGCGTAGCGAGCTAGACGCGCGTTATAGTCTCTGTTGCTGTTGCTGGGCGTGATGTTGAAGGCAACCGGCGCGTTCGCCGTCGCCGGTAGCGTGTGCGACAGGCCAGGCTCACAGCGCGACCCGTTCGCCTTGCTGGTGATCTGGTTGGGATCGAAAACGGCGACCGGCACGATGTTCGGGCCGCGGTCGATGCATGGCGAACCGTCATGGCGCGCACTGAGGGTGCGGGCGATAAAATTGTGGTCCCGATTATGGCCTGGACCCTTGTGGTCCGCAGCCATCAACGTCTCAGCGACGTCGGAAATCAGCCATCCGGCCTCTGCATCTGGGAGGTCTGGGCCGCTGTTTCCAAAGCGAGTTGTAAGGCTTTGGGTAGCGCGCGACCCCGCTTCTCGGCGCGGCGCAGGATGCCCTTGCAAGCTGTGGCGCTCAAAAAGAACCGCAGCGGCACGTCGCCAGTCTCCAAGATATCCGACAACGAACACACGGCGGCGTCGTTGGGCCACTCCGAAGAACTGAGCGTCAAGCACTCGGTAGGCGAACCCATACCCGAGTTCGACCATGCCCCCGAGTATGGCTCCAAAGTCCCGTCCGCCGTTCGACGACAGGACGCCGGGGACGTTCTCCCAAACCAGCCATCGGGGGCGCAGTCGGTCAGCCAGCCTAAGATATTCAAGCGCCAGGTTGCCACGGTCATCGCCCAGGCCGCCTCGGAGGCCGGCGACGGAGAAGGACTGGCAAGGTGTTCCGCCGACCAAAAGGTCAATTGGGGCGTAGTCCCCGGCTTCAATCGTGGTGAAGTCGCCATGCAGGGGAACCTCGGGATAGTGATGTTGCAGGACGGCGCGCGGAAACGCCTCGATCTCGGAAAAGAACGCAGGGCGCCATCCGAGCGGATGCCAAGCCGCCGTCGCCGCCTCGATGCCGGAACAGACGGAGCCGTAAATCACGCCCCCGCCCCCACCAGTGCGCCAATCGGCAAGCCGGTGATGCGCTCAAGGCGCAAGGCGACATCAAGCGACGGCTTACGCTCGCCGCGTCTTATCCGGGTGATTGCCGAGCGCGACAGGGACAGTTCGTCCGCCAGGCGCTGGTCTTTGTAGCCGTTGGCGGCCATCCATTGAGCTAGGGTCATGCCCTAGTGGTGGCGCACGGACACGGCGCGGTCAATCATTAAATGTGACTGAGAGGCGCATTTTTATGTTGACGGGTGCGGTGGCGTGGTGACTATGGGGACCAACGCAAACGGAGAGAACCGATGACCGAACACCAGCTTGAACTTTTGAACGACGCGCACCAAGCGTGCCTGCGAGCGGATGCGGCGTTCACCACGTCAGGCTTTGACGCCCACGCCCGCACCTACGTCCGCACGACGAACGTGCTGCTGGACCGCTGCATTGACTGCGGCATGGACCCGCACGAGCCCGACCACGAAGCGTGGGCTGCCGAGCGCATCACCCGCTGGCTGGTGGAGGCCTAAGATGACCGCACACATCATCGCCACGACACACAGCGACCGGCGGACCTCTTACGATTGGTCGCGCAAGGTGTCGCTTCTCGAAACCCCGGCGGGGTTTGAGGTCGTCACGGAACAATGGTTCTTTAGCCGTGACGGCGAGAAGGACTGCGATATCACAGTCAACCGCTTCGCCAGCATCACAGATGCAGCGGCGGCTTACGGGGAGGCCGCGTGATGGCCGCCGAACGCAACCACCCTGCCGAAATGGCGCGGATCGCTTTGAGCCCCGCCCATCCCAACGACACCGTCATGCTGGAGCGGCTGATCAAAGACGCGTTCGAGCGGTTGACTTGGCGATGGTCCCCGGATCGGCTTGAATCTTTGCTGGCCGAACTGCGTGTGATGATTTCCGACGACGAGGCCGCGTGATGGCGAGGTTCACCTGTTCCGCCGGCCAAGTCTACCTCGGCGCCGCCCGCCTGTCCCCTGAGACCGTGCGCGCCCTGCTGGCCCTGTTCAACCGTGAAAAGGCGTGGGCGCCGTTTGACGAACTCAACGCCGCTGCGGCTGACGCGGGGCTCCTGCGTGAAAGGCTGGTCGCATGAGGCCCTTCGCTTGGTATCTCCGCGAGGTCATCACCCTCGCTTCCTTGGCCGGATGCGTCTGGCTGGTGGCGAAACTGACGGGGTTTGTGTGATGACCGCCCGCACATCCTACCACGCCGTCACGGCGGTGGGCGGTATCGCTTGCACCTTTGAAACGCTCTCGCACGCGGTCGAGTGGGCAAAGAAGCACGCGCACGTCGTCCCTGGCCTGGCCGTGAAAAGAATTGACACCGTAACCACGGAAGCCGTTGTCTGGAGGCACAAGGAGATTGAAGCGTGACCAAACTACCAGAAATCACAGACGAGGATCGTTCGGTGGCGGTGGAGGCTCGGAGGCTCTACTACTTGCCATCAACTCCCACCAGCGAGGACCCTGCAGCCATCGCCGCCGCCCTGGTCCGCACCGGGCGGAAGCCGGTTGATCCTGACCTGATCCTGGCGCGGGAGGTGGTCGTTTCGTGCGGTCGCCGTGAAGATTCCGACACGGTAGAAATCGCCCTCGCCGCCATCAAGGCCGTGCGTCGGGAGCAAGGACGATGACCGACACCCGCCCGATCCCGCTAACCTGCGGCGGCACGGCTTACCACGACCCCGACACCGGGACTCTGTGGCTGTGCGATCAGTGCTTCGCTCCGGTCGGTAAGCCGGGGATGCCGCCGTTCTGCCGCGACCTGCATGAAGCTGGAGGACTGACGCCGTGACGTGGCAACCGATAGAGACCGCGCCGAGGGATGGGACGTCTGTCCTGCTGTTGTTCGAGGGTGTCGTCCATCAGGGTGCGTACCACGGGCCTAGCGATGGAGCGATATTTGCCCGCAAGCCCAGCGTCTACAACTGGTTCAGCGAGACCTGCGGCGCGTCGCTTCACGACGCCGACGTCACCCACTGGCAACCGCTGCCACCCCCGGAGAGTGAAGGATGAAGCGAGACGTCGAACGCTTGAGGGTGCGACTGATCAAGATGGCCGAAAAGGTTGGCGCGGATCGGGACGCCTTGCGGCAAATCATCGAGGATGCCGAGTCGCTTGTTGAGAGCATCGACCGCGCCCACGACCTGATGAACGAGGCAGCCGACGCGCTGAGCGAAATCGTATGACCCAGCCCATCACCATCCGAGCCGATACCCCGCGTGAGGCGGTGGAGGAGGTGTGCAAGTGGTTGGAGGAGAGCGCCGTGATCGTGGGCGCTCATGTTGATCGGTGGCCTCACGCGCCCGAACTCAGGGCGCTGCTTCGGAGTACGCAGGAGACCTACGAACTGGCAGCCAACGCCCTCCGATCCGCCACCATCGAACCCAAGGAGCAAGCTGATGATTGAGCCATCGGATTCAGAACGCGAGAACTGGCTAGACACGACGCGGGATTATGTGGCCGCGCTTGAGTCCGCCCTCTACGCAGCCGAAGCAGAGATCGAGCGGCTGCGAGCCTCACTGGATGAGGCGGTGGGGGTGTTGCGGCCGTTTGGGGAGGCGTTCGATCCCATCCGACCGGCCAACGGTTCGCACGAACACGACCGGCAAAACATATGGGAATCGGGCGAGGCTTTGGAAATCACCTATGGCAACCTCCGCGCCGCCCGCGACTTCATTACGCACGGAGGCGAGCGTGAGTGAGCGAGAGAGGATTGCGCGGCTGTGCTGCTATTGGGCGGACCCGGTGAAGAACGGCACCTGTCACGACAACTTCTGCACGACAGAGTGCCGTGCGATCCGACCTGACGATCAGTTCTGGCAGATGGCCGACGCAATCCTCGCCCGACCAGAGCCTTCCGAGGCCGTGGTGGAGGCGGTGCGGCACGCAATCGACCAGCTAGACGCCATGATCTGCGGCGACGATGAGTACCACAAAGTATATCCGAGCCCCGACGCCGTGGCCGAACGCCTCCGAGCCGCCATCGCTGCATATGAAGCTGAGAGGGGGAAGTGATGGCTGACATGATCACCGACGCGTCTATCTTCGCCGCGCTCGTCGTGTGGGCGGTCGCGGTTCTTTGGTGGACGAGGACCCCATGACCCGCGCTGACCTGATCGCCGCCGTCCGAACCGTAAAGCCGTACCTGTCAGAGCGTGAGTGTCTGGCTATCGTGCGGGGGGTGTTGGGAGTGGTGAGAGAGCCGAGCAGAGAAATGTGCGCCGCTGGCGATAGTGCCATTCCGCGCTTTGAACTGGAACTCGACGGCTCTCGCCTAATGGGTGCGGATGGGGCGGCTGATTGCTTCACCGCCATGATCGACACGCTGCTGGGGGAGGTGGGGGAGTGAGCGAATGGCTGGAGATCCTGCGCGCACGATTTCAGCAGTGGTTGGCCGTCAAGGCGTTGTCCGTTGCCGTGCACTACGCGCCCGAGCAGGTTGCGAAGTTCGCCTTCCTCTCCCTCACCACTGCCGGATACAAGGTCACACTGAACGGGTTAGAGTGCGGCTTGCGCGACCCCTCACCGACACCCCGCCACGCTCGCCTCTAGCTCCGCCTCCCGTCCGATCCTGAGAGCACGTCCGGCCATCACGAGCTTTGCGGCCTCGAAAACGTCCCTCACGGCAGCTAGGGCCGCATCGGTGTCGGGGTACTCGGGCCTGGGGCCGGGGTCGGTGGCGCACTTGACGGCGACCGGAACGCGGACTTCGCGGACCTCAATGCGGGGTTCGGCGGTTGTCTGGCAGGCGGCGACCGTGAGGGCGATTGCGAGTGTCGCGGCAAGCTTGCCGGGGTCGCCACCGCCCCGGCTCGGCACCTTTCGGACGGTAGGGCGGACCCTACCGGGGCCAGCAGGTGAACCGGCTGGGAGGACTTTTGTCACTAGCCTATCTCCGTTGTTCGCGCTATAGGTTTGGGGCTGCGGTGGTGTGTAAAAGCCCACGGGACGATTGGACGGACGCCCGCTATTGCTGGCTCTGTGGCTTGAACTATCCAGCCCACCTTGTCGGGGACGCCCGGCCCGCAGCATCACCCTCCCCTCAGAACATCCAGCGCCCCCGCGCACACGTCCTCGGGAGCCCGCATCGCCAGCACCCGGTCAGCGGATCGGCGGGCGCTCTCGGCAACCGCTCGGGCGTCTCTGGCGGCTTTGGCGCTTTGGGCGACCCTTGCCTTGCTTTCGCTCTCAATCGCCGCCACGGCGCGATTCTGGCGCTCTAGGGATGCTTCTAGGGCTGTCGTGTTAGCCTTACACGTCGTCAGGCTGGTCATGGCCCGTTCCGCCGTCGCTTCGGCCTTCGCAAGCGCCCGCTCTGCCTTGAGCGCACGCGAGCACTGACCCACCGACAACGCGAGCGCCAGGACGGCGGCGACAGAGGCAACCGGGCCAAACAGGCGGGAGGCTAGAATTGCTGCGATCATGTCACCCACCCGCCTTGCTAATCCACGCCACCAGAAGCTTGCCCGCCGCGATGACGGCGAACGCCACCAGCTTGATGCACACCACCACGGCGATCAGGAACCCGATCAGCGCGGCGATTAGTTCGTTGACCATCACCTGGCCTTCTCGCGCTGCTCTAGCCACTTGAACACCATGACCGCGATACCGCCCGCGACGATCAGGCCCGCCACAATCGCGGCCAGCGTTTGCAGGTGCTCCGAATAGGCCATCTGCGGCGCGACCAACGCCTGCACCTGTTGGGCGCCGGCCACGACGCCGGAAGCCGCCACACCCGCGCCCGTCCACATAGTCTTGGAGACCGTCAGCGGTTTGTCGGTGGCGGGCGTCGGGGGCGTCATCCCGATCATGCGGAGAGTGGTCGAGGGCGGCGTTTCGGGCTCGTCATCCTCGCCCTGCTCCCACAAAGCCGCCTCGGCCCCGCGACGGCGCACAAGGCCGGGGAGACGCTTACCGCCCGCGTTCACGAAGCGCATCAGCTCGGACGGAACCTGATCGAACTTCCGCGCGTTGACCCGCTTCCAGATCGTCCATGTGGACTTTGCGCCAAGGTTGAACACAAACGACAGCAAGGCCGCGTATTGGCTATCCGAAAGGTCCGCCAGCACGTCGGGCTTGACCACGCCCGCCAGGCGGTTCGCCGCGTGCTGGATGTCCGCCAGAAGCCACGCCTCGGCCTTGTCGCGGGTGTAGCGCACGCCGACACGCACGTCGGGGCCAGTGTGTCCCCATCCCGCCGTAGGAACCCCCGCCGGGCAGAGGTATCCGACCAGCTTGAAGCCCTCAAACTCCTTGATGATAGCCACGGCTTGCGGCGGTATCATTCGGCTCATAAGCCTCCCCCGTCTTCGGAACTAAACCAGTCGGTTTGGCGTTCTAGGAATGTCGGCCACTCAAGCCGCGTCGTGAACGAGCGGTCCTCGATCAGCACGCGGTTGGTCGGTTGCGCCGTGATCCGGCCATTCGCCAGCGCGCAGAAGTAGAACTCTTTCGACTGCTCGGGCGCCGCCGAAAACGCATCACCCACCGGGGCGACCGTGAACCAATACTCGCCCGCAAACTCGCGTCCGTCCTGCAACCGGGCCTTCACGTTGTTGCCGGCAAAGTAGGGATATTCCAGCGCCGCAAACTGCCACCCGTAGGCGTCCCACGTTTGCGCGTCGGAGGCTTCCCAAGGCTCCAGGGTCTGGAAATGCGCCAGGCGGTGAAGCGGCACGTTGCGATAGATCGCCCCGCACTCAAGGTGAAGATGACACCCCCACGCCCGACCCGGCCATGACGTGAGCCCGAACCACACCGCACGCAGCCAATCGTGGGCGCCGATGGCGTTGGGCTCAACCCAGACGTAGCGATGGGCCGGGAGGCTTCCTGCGTGTGTGCTCAGGGTCATTGGGCGATGTCCGCCCCGTCATCCGAGTAGCGGTCTCGAATGGTCTTCATGCTGACGAAGTTGAGGTCGCAGATCGTCCCGCCCTGGACAGTCATTAACACGGCACCCCACCACCACCCGCTCAGGGAAATTTTAGCATAATTTTCCACCACACCCCACGGCAGAGCGCAGCCGATCTCGACCATGCTGATGACGTCGATGGGGCCGATCTTGGGGGCGGAGTGCCATTGAGCGCGGTGCGTATGGCCGCTGACAACCGGAACCGTGCTTTCGTTCGCCGCGCGCTGGGGTCCGGTCTTGCCGCCAAATGCGCGGCCCGCCCCATTCACCGGGTGATGCGTGAAGGCTACACCTTCGACGTACAGCATCTCGCCGTAAGGCCGGGGGCGCCATCCGA